CAGCTCACCCTGGAAGGAAACCTCGTAGTACCGGAACCCGGTCGCGTCGGTCGCGTTCCAATGTGCGCTGACATTATATTTATCATTCTGATGTTCCACCGTGGCGGCCAGCCCAGTCACCTTGTTGATGACGATGGAGCTGATGAGCGTCACGTTCGCCACCGTGCCGGAGGACCGGGCGGCCACTCCGACCGTCACGACCTTGACCTTGCTCGGCATCCGCACCGAGGTATAGGAGTAACTGTTTCCCCGGATGCCTTCGGCTGCCAGCACATATTTCCCACCGTCCATCACATACACCGCATAGCTCCCATTGCTCTCCCGCACCCAGGAGATATCGGTCTGGTACCGAGACGAACCGTCCTGCAGCAGATATCGGAATGCCGCAGCAGACAAGGACGTAACATTTTTTACCTGCTGCTCATGGGAAGAATACTGGATAACCGGAATGTCATAGTTTTCTTCATAAACCGAAGCGTCGTATTCCAGGCATTCGATTTTCCGTGTAAAGTCCTGCGCACGGGTGATGGATTTCACCACAAAGGGCTTGCTCCCCTTGTGGGTATAGGCTATATCAAAAATATCCTGCGGCTGCGGCGGGTCTTCAGCAGAAAACGCATTTGCCACACGTAGCCGGCACCAGCCATCCTTGTTCTTCAGCACCGTCACCGGCGAGGTGTACATGTTGTCGTTGACCGTCCGGTACATGATGCGGTACGGCCCTTCCATATCGTCCAGCTCCACCGGCAGGAGAAGTTCCTGCCCTTCCACTTCATGGATACGTCCGCTCCGCGCCCATTTCGGAACATCGTGGGCAATCAGCACCACGTCCCCCACTGTGCAGGCGATGGCGTCCACCCCGGCCTCAAAAGAGACAGTCCGTAGCAGGCGCTGGTTGCAATAAAGCTGGTACATACCCTCCCGGTATGCCTGTTCATAGGAAGTAATGCCGTTGAACTCCGCCTGGGCCGTCCGTTCCTGCGTATCCGTATCGTAGGTATCGGAATAGATGGTAATAGTTTCCCGGCTGAAATCGTTGGCCGCATCCATGTAGGTCAGTTCCACGCAGTTGGCCCGGTCGCTGGTCTGGAGGAATTCCTCTTTGAAGGTCCCCTCCACTATATTGCCCATGCCGAACATCTGCACCGGCTGCCTTACGCAGTCCCAGGTGCAGCCGTAGCGGGTACCGAAACGCAGTACCTGGCCCCGTCCCACGTTGGCGATGTTCTCGTTGATGACGTCCAGCATCTCCCCGGCGTTCACGATCTCGATATTCACATATAAGCGTTTCGCATCACAGAAATCCGCCCAGGCTTTGAACTGGTCATACAGTATCCGTCTGGCGGCTACGCCCCGGACATCATACACGAATTGGTTACTATGAATGTTCTTCAGTTTCCGGCACTGGTGCAGCACGTCATAAGATGCCCAGGCAGGATTGGTGGAGGCTTTCTGTTCATACTGATTGGTGTCCGGATTCCAGACCAGCACATAGGGGCATGTCTTTTTGAATTTCAGCGTCGGCGAACCGCTGATCTGGTCAGTGGCCAACGCTTTGATCCCGACCAGCGCGATGTTAGGATAACAGAAATCGTCATAGACGATGGAAGTCAGTCCCGTCCAGAAGCAACGGGTGCTGGCACGGCTGCTGTCCACCGCATGGCTCCGTCCAACCACCTGCATCTTCACCTGGTACTCGCCGGGCGTCAAGTTGTCCACCCGGTACTCTTTCCGCAGGCTGCTGGACTGGTTTCCGGTGATATGCCCGTCCTGTGCGTTGCCACCAATGAACTGTACCCAGGTCCCATTCTCACCGAGCCGGTAATATCCCTCAATATCCACCGAGGCAGTACCCAGCTCCCCGTTGTCCTGGGCAAAGTACAAACCGTTGGTGAATTCAATCTTCACTACAAGACCCTCGGTCGCATTGCCCTGTGCCGTGTCGATGCGTTCCGTATCCAGCAGCTGATAGTTCAGCGTCTTGGTAAAATAGGTATCGTTGAAATTGCTGATTGGGCTCTGGTCGTTGGTTCCCTCCCTGGTTTCCAGGGTCATTCCCTCATAGAAGCTGACCGGGTTATCGTTGACCTGCACATCCGTGATGGTGAGAGGTCCCTCCCCGGCTGCCACCAGCCAGTTCAGGTATTCCTTGTTATCCCGGACTTCCACATACTTGCCGATGGATTGGCCTCCGCTCTGTACCGTCCCATAGGTCAGTGCGATGGCGTTGTTCTGGCCTTCCATGGTCTGCGTCCCGTCCCAGGAATAGGTAGGGTCGGTCTTGGCATCGTAATGCCCCATATCCTGTTTCCCGGTAAACCGGGAAATCAGAGTACTGCCCAGGAACATCACGGCGGTCGCTGCCAGGAAAGAGGCAAAGCCCCAACTGCCCATGGCGACCACACCGGAGCCCATGAACGCGCCGCCTGCCACTATGGAACCGACGCCCAGGGATACGATGGAAAGCGCGATGGCCGCGATGATACCCAGGATGCCCTTGCCGCCGCCTTTGGCGATGACGGGACTCACCACTACGAAATCACCGTCAACGGTGATATATTGTGAATCTGTTGAATTACCGTTGACGGTAGCCCGCATATCCAGGCCGGGAACCCCATACCGTTCCATAAGGGACTGGAGGGATTCCCCGGCTTCTATCTTTTCTACCCGCCTGCCGTTCCAAGGCTCAAACGGGTTCTTTATGATCACCAGCGTAATCTTGTTCTTGTCCTGCATATTCGTAACACCCCTCAATGACACGGTTCCAGGCCGGGGAACTGATCCTGTCCACACAGACGCCGATGTTCTCGCGGATGTGGATGAACTTCCCGTCCCCGATGTAGCAGCCGGTATGGTTCACCACGCCTTTCGGCACCCCGAACCGGATGGCCAGGATACAAGGTACAGGCAGGTTCGCTTTATCGCATTTCTTCCAGACGGTTTCCTTGGCCCGTTCCCCGTCGATGATGCCGGATATCTTTTCCACGTCATCGTATTCCGCATCAAACTCTGGCAGCTCGATACCGCAGCGCCGGTACACTTCCATCACCAGCCCGTAACAGTCCAGGCCGGTCTTCACATCCCGTCCGTGGTTTTTGAACGGGACACCGATCAAATCATCATAGCGGATCAATGCACATACACCCCTTTCTGGTCGATGCCCTGGAATGCGCCGAACCGATGGCTGTTCCCTCTCGCCCTGCAATCCGTCAGCGTATGGTCGCAGGTGGGATAATTGGACGTGCAGCCACACCGCACGTCTTTGTACTTGAAGCTGCAGCTGTTCTTCATATACCGGTTCAGCGGTCTTCTTGTCCGGGAACTGTACTCGCTGCCCAGATGGAAAGTGATATACTGCTGGTCGACCTGCGTCTTGGTCACCACGAAAAACTCTTCCATCTCCGCATACCCGGTTTCCAGGGCCAGGCTGTTCACCACCCGGAGGATGACCTCCGTGCCGTTGCCGCCGTTGGCCTCCTCCACTGCGTACTGCAGCGCCTGGGATACGTTGTCCACTTTCAGTTCCACATCCGGGTCGCTCCCGTCCGTGTTTTCCGTTACTTCACCGATGCTGAACGGAAACGCCTGGTACAGATTCCCGTTCCAGGTCACGTCTTCCGTGTTGTAACAAATACGGACAGTTTCTTCACCGAGCTGGATATCCAGCAGTACGATGAAAGCACTGTCCGTACTCAGTTCATTTTTCTCTTTTCTGGCGATGGCTGATAGACTTAACATTTCACACCTCCGTCAGTTCGATATCCCCGGTCCAGTACCGCATGGCTTCGTTCTTCCACTCCCCCACACGGGTGATGCGCACTTCCACTTCTTCCATGTGCGGGTCCAAATCCCCGTACACGAAGCTCACAGAATCCGGGTTCACCCATATAAAACTTTTCGCGGAAAACTTCACGACCTTGGTAACGAAATGCATCAGAATCAGGTACTGCCGCCTGGGCAGATGATTCCAGTGCAGCGTCCATTTCCTGCGGCTCCGGGTGAATTTAGAACGGGTCTGCATGGACCCGTCCTCAAACTTGGTGCGCAGTGAGGTATCCTCGTGCTGTTCAACGAAGGGCCAGCCCGGCGCACGGATATCGGGAAAATAAATCATATCGCTCATGTTGTAGCAACCCCCTTGATCATGCTGCGCAGGCCGCCCTGGTTCGTACTGACCGCTTTTAAGACCACGCCGATGACGTATTCCTCTCCGTTAAAGGAACTGCCGGTCTGCTCCGCCTGAAGCTGCTGACCGGATTCGTTCTTCAGCTGGATGCTGATGTTCACACCGCCTTTTCCCATAGCGGGCATGACCGTATCTGCCATGACCGGCCCGCCCGTAGCGAACCCCGGCATCTGCCCGGTGTTCAGCATGTCCAGATACGGGACGCCCAGGCGCCGAACCGCCGCCGCGTTCATCACATACTCCCCACGGGAGAGCATCGCCGGGATACTGTCACTGGTAGACGTCCCGGGTCCCCAGACCGTACCCCCCGAAGCGTATCCCCTTACATAACCGCCCTCGGCAAACCCGAACACCCCGCCAAAGAAGCTGGACAGGAATTTGTTCACGATGGCGGACGCCATCATCTTTGTGATGCTTGCCAGGATGTTGTTCAATAAATCGTTCACAAAATCCAGCAGGGAATCCCCGAAGGATTTGGCGCCTGTCAGTACATTCTGAAAGAAGTTCTGCAGCGCGCCCTGGCTGTCAAGAATCACTTCCGCTACCCTGTCGGATGTGGATTTGTTCACTTCCAGCCAGTTCTCGTAATACCGCTGCATCACGTTCTGCTGTGTGTTATAGGAATTCAGCCGGGCCGCGTTTTCTTTGGTAAGGAGCTGTTGCAGCGCCGACCAGGAGTTCCGGCGGAATGCCTCATCCTTCGCCGCCATGATGTCCTTGCACTGGATATAGAAATTCCTGGTTTCTTCGGCATACTGCTGCTCTGCGGCAGCGATATCTTTGGCCACCTGCTTTGCAAGGGACAGCTTTCCGTTTTCCATCTCCTCAAACGCAACCCCCTGGGCCTTCAGGTTCTGTACCAGCATGGCCCGTTCGGAATCCGTCATGCCGAGGTACTCGATCTCAAACTCCCGCCATCTCTTGCGGATGCTGTCCACCGCTTCCTCATGGTCCAGCTCAATTTTATGAGCCGCCTTTTCCGCAGCGGTCGCGTAGACCATCTGCAGGTCTGTGCTTTCCCGCATGGCGTCCTGTACCTTCCGCAGCATATCGGCTTCCGACTTGGCAGCGCGTTCTGCCGCATCACGCCTGCGCTGTTCTTCTTTTTCCGGGTCAACCTTACGGCCGCTTCCGCCGCCTTTTCCTCCTCCGCCAGTATCCGTACCGCCGGATCTTCCGAAATTACTGAAATCCGGCGTCTTCACCGGGGCCTTGGTCTTGCTGCCCGGAATCTCAGGAGCCGTGGAACCGCCGGGCAAATAATTGAGGCTCTTGCCAGCCTGCCTTGCCCTGTCGAGCAGCTGGTCGAGCCATGCCAGCGCAGACCGTACCGTACTGCTGATGACATCGATGACCTGCCTGCCCCAATCCGGCAGCGCGTTGTAAGCCATATTCTTGAAATCACTGATGACCGCATCAATTGCACCGGCAATGTTATCTGCCATCGTAGATATGGCGTCCCATACGGAATGTGCCGTGTTCCCGGCGGCATCTGTGAAGTCGTTAAAAAGAGTAATGGCACCCGTGATGAAGGGTTCGATTGCCTCACCCAACAGGACACCAAAGCCGGTCAGGATATCGATTACGTCAGTTACCACAGAAGTCACTGTGTCTATCGCTTCGGAAAACGCTTTTGTAATCTCCGCTGTCTTTTCTTCACTGACGCCCAGCACATCCAGCAACGCCTGGAGCGTCTTCACAGGATTCAGGATCGCGTATATTGCCGCCCCGACCGCAGCCCCTGCCGCTATCAGAGGCAAGAGAGGCGCGACGGCAGCCCAGGCGGCTACCGCCATACTTGCCAGCGCCGGTATCGCCACAGCCACGATCGCCCCTGCCAAGGCCGTAATCGCCATCTGCAACTCCGGCGGCACCAGATCAAGCAAGGCATCTTTCAGCCCTTTGTCCTTTATCGCCGATGCAAATTCAGAAAGCGCGTCCCCGGCTGTACTGAATACTTCCGGCAGGTTCAGCGCCTCGGAGATGGCAAGGCCCGTCTGCATGGCAGTCTGTTCCACACCGTCCATGAGGTTAGACCAGGCGCCCAGCACCGTCTTGCTCTGGGCATCCATCATCCCGGCATAACGGCTTTCCATTCCGCCGACCAGCGCTTCCAGCGCCATCTGGCTGTCAACCATGCCTTTGGAGACCTTGTCCTGTGCTTCTGCTACATCCGTACCGAGATACTCCGCCAGCATCTGCCAGGCCGGGATGCCAAGTTCCGTGACCTGCATCATTTCCTGGCTGGCCAGTTTGCCTTTCGCGGCGATCTGGCCTAACGCAACGGTCAGACGGTTCACCCCGTCCTGCCCCGCGCCTACGCCGGCAGCGGCATCGCCCACAGCAGTCAGCGTGGGAATAACCTGCTCCGCCGTAAAACCGAATGCCAGGAATTTTTGCGAAGCCAGTGTGACATCCTTAAACTCAAACGGGGTATGGGCTGCAAAGTCTTGCAGTTCCTTAATCATCTGGTCGGCTTTCTCGGCGCTGCCCAGCATGTTGGTCATGGCGGTCTGCACATTCTGCAGCTCACCGCCTGCCTTCACGGCATAGACCGCCACGCCTGCGAGAGCCGCTCCTACCGCCGTGATTCCCAGGGCGGCGTTCCGGGAAAGGGACATGCCTTCCCTGCCGAACGCATAGTTCAGCTGGCGCTGTACGGCTTTCAGTTCCTTCTTCAGATCGGATGTGTCTGCCCCGATGTTCACCAGAAGGTCAGCTACCTTTGTCGCCATGCCCCAGGTCCCCCTTTCCCAGATTGAATTTTTTGATGAAATATTCCCGTTCCGCTTTCCGTTCATCCGCCGAAGTGTCCGGCAGGAACTGTTTCATCAGTTCCTTCGGCGTCATCGCCTCCTTCAGATGTACGTTCATCAGGCAGGATACCCAGTAGGCTGTTTCCCACAACTCTTCCAGGCGCTTTTCCTGCCAGGCGTCCAGGACTTCCTTCACCTCAAACAAATTCAGGGCATGGAACTGTTCATGGGTGTAACCCCGCTTGATCAGTTCATGCCCTGCAATTTCAACATACTCCCGGAATGAGGGGAACTTCTTCCCCTCTACCCGTTTTTTTCTTCTTTCTCCGCCGCATCTTCCAACTTTTCCGTGGCATCTTCCGGGAAGGTCGCCAGATACGCAGCCGTACCCGCGATGCCCGTCGCCACCACCGCTTTGGTGATGGGAAGGGATACTTCCTCAATGCTGTGCCCCTTGTACAGAAGCTCCTGGATCTTGTCCGCATAGAACTTCTGGGAGCGCCCCCGAAACGAGCCGTCCTCCTCGTGGACAGCCACAGATAAAAGTGCGGTCATGACCGTGATGCTCAAGGCCCTAAGTTCCTGCAGCACCTGCAGGGTAGGCATCTTCAGCATCTGCTCCACGGTCATCATCTTGCCAATATCCAGTTTCAGATACTGACCTTCCTTAATCAGGTCAAATGGGATTTTTTTAACCATTGTTGTCCTCCTCGTCATTGCCATCCGTTACAGTACCGGAATCATCACTACCGCTTCCGGTGTTTTCTTCACCTTCCGTACCGGTAGTTTCTCCGCCGGTTTCCGAACCGCCAGTCTCACCGGCCGGTTCCTCTTCATCCCTCTGCAGTTCCGACAGCGGGCCGTCCCCGGAGATCGTGCCGGAAATGGTCGCCACATCATCGTGCTGGGTCTTCAGCGAAAATTCCGTGATGGAACCCCAGCCTGTATAGTAACTCTTGTCCGGGTACTCGAATTTCAGATGCACCTGCCGCCCTGCGTTGAACGCGGCTTCCAGGTAACGGGCCCCTTCATCGTTCAAGAGAACCACGGATTCCAGGTCGACGTTCCAGTTGCGGAGGCCCGGCAGATGGCAGGCCCAGCCACCGGAAGTCTTGTGGGACGCATCCAGCTCATCCGCCTTGCGGTTCAGGTTGCCGGAACGCTGCCCGCCGACCAGCAGCCAGTCCGGTTCCAGGTCGCTCACGCCCTTGTTCACATGAATCAGATAATCTTTCCCTGCCGTAGCCGTAGAGACGGCATCGGTACGGGTCGGAAATGTAGTCGTAGACATCGGTTCAGT